AAGAGCAGTTTGGGACTCGCCTTAATGAGCAAGTAGCATCTGTTAAAGCAGAACTTGCTGAAGAAGTTGGTGGCACCGTTAAGTATGCTATCACTTCATGGTTAGAAGAGAACCAAGTATCTATCGACAGAGGAATCCGTAACGAAATTACGGAAGACTTTATTGCTGGACTTAAGAATCTCTTCCAAGAGCATTATATTAGTATCCCTGACGACAAAGTTGATGTCGTTGAAGGTCTGACTGATGACATTCGTAAGATGGAAGAAAGCCTTGACGAACAGGTCAAAGCAAATGTGAAACTTCAAGGTCGTCTTGATGAGTCTGCAAAAACTGTAGTTCTGAATGTAGTTTCAGAAGGATTGGCAGACACTCAAAAGGACAAATTAGCTTCTCTCGCTGAAGGCGTAGAGTTTGAGACAGGAGAAAAGTTCGCAGAGAAATTAAAAACTCTCCGTGAGTCATACTTCCCCTCGGGTTCTGCTGCTCCTAAAGCAGAAGTTACCGACGAAACCCCAGTAGAATCCGAAGAGATTACCCCAGCAATGGCACAGTATCTCAAGGCTATCAACCGCTGGAATTCCTGATAATATAAAAACAACACTTTAAAAAAAACTCGGAGACAAAATGTTTAACGCAGAACATCTCCAGGAAAAGTGGGCACCTGTTCTTGGTTCCGAAGGCGCATCGCCTATCGGTGACCGTTACAAGAAGGCAGTAACCTCCGTTCTCCTGGAAAACCAAGAAAGATTTTTACGCGAAGAGCGTGGAATGTTAAGCGAAGTTGCAGTTAACGGCCTTGGCGCTGGTACTGTTTCTCCCGCTGGATCAGCACTCGGCAATGCTAACACTGCAGGACTTGCAGGTTTCGACCCCGTACTGATCTCACTCGTCCGTCGTGCAATGCCTAACTTGATGGCATATGACGTTTGTGGCGTCCAACCAATGAGTGGTCCTACTGGACTTATCTTCGCAATGCGTTCACGCTACGAGAACCAAGGCGGCGAAGAAGCCTTGTTCAACGAGCCTGATTCAGCATACTCTGCAGCACATGACGCAACTCAAGGAGCATATACTCCTAGAACTGGCGCTGGTGTTGGTGGCGATTCAGAAGGTAACAACCCTGCATTGCTTAACGATTCATCTGCTGGAAAGTACGAAGTGGGACGTGGCATGAGTCGCGAAGCTCTTGAGCAAATGGGCGAATCAGGTAAACTGTTCCGCGAGATGTCATTCAGCATTGAGAAGACTTCTGTGACTGCAAAGTCCAGAGCTTTGAAAGCAGAATACACCTTGGAACTGGCACAAGACCTTAAGGCAATCCACGGTCTTGATGCAGAGCAGGAACTTGCTAACATCTTGTCAAGCGAAGTTCTTGCAGAAATCAACCGTGAGGTTGTTCGTACTGTATATACAGTTGCTAAAAAAGGCGCACAGAACAACGTTGCTAACGCTGGTATCTTTGACCTTGACGTTGACAGCAACGGTCGTTGGTCAGTTGAGAAGTTCAAAGGACTTCTTTTCCAAATCGAGCGCGATGCTAACGCTATTGCACAAGAGACTCGTAGAGGAAAGGGCAACTTCCTGATCTGTTCAGCAGACGTTGCTTCAGCACTTGCAATGGCAGGTGTACTTGACTATTCTTCAGGTCTTAACGGCGCTGGTGGTCCTTCCATCGGTCAGGTTGATGACACTGGTAACCTTGCTGTTGGTACTATCAACGGTCGCATTAAGGTCTACGTTGATCCTTACTCTGCTAACCTTTCCGACAAGCACTACTACGTCATCGGATACAAAGGTACATCACCTTATGACGCAGGACTGTTCTACTGTCCTTACGTTCCCCTCCAGATGGTTCGCTCGATCGATCCTAACAGCTTCCAACCAAAAATTGGTTTCAAGACTCGTTACGGCATGGTCAGCAATCCTTTCGTCACCACCAACGGTGCATACAACGGCACCCCCGATGGCGAATCACTTACGGCAAACGCCAACATGTACTACAGAAGAGTACAAGTCACGAACCTTATGTGATTCATCACCCAGGTTTCTTACAGACCTCCCTGCAAAGGGGGGTCTTTTTTTGTCTAAATAATTAGAGACTATACCATGGGGTTATTATGCCGTCCCTAGAAGAAGCGAAAGCAGCAAAAGCATCAAAACCTACACCAGTCACCGAGCAAGTGACCGAGCAAGTACCGAGCAAGTCACCAGTTAAGGTGATTGCATTGACATTGGGTGGACTTTTTGCTCTGGCACATATCGGATTACTTGGATATATTGTCAGACAAGGACCAGAACAAAGTCCTCCCCAAATTCCTACAATTAATATCCCTCGTGGAGATTATTCATCCTATACTATCAAAGCAGGTAAGGATGGATATGAAATTGAGTATCGTGCAAACGATCCTAAAATTTTAGAGTCCGAAAGATCTTTAGACCTCGATAAGAATAAGAAAGGATTTTTTGGTGGTAATAGTAATGAGAAAAGAACTGAATACAGACGGGATCAGTTTACTATGGACGGCACCCGTAATATGAGCGCAGGAGGTGCTGTAGGAGACGGCGAGGGAAAGTCTGCAAAAGACATCGCGTGTATCGTGGCGGACGCTGGAGCACGGTCTCAAGGTGCAATGGCGGGTAGTGCTATCGCTGCTGGTGTTGCTGTTCCTGCAGCAATGAGTATTCCTTATGTTGGTTGGTTAGTAGGTGGTTGGGCATTATTATTAGGACAAAAAACAGGTTCTGAACTGGGATCCCAGGTAGGTACAGTTTTCAATGACTGCTAAATAGTAGTGCTTGGGACGCTGATATGTCTGCTAATTGGTACAAGGAACAACCTAAAAATAGAAATTATTTAACCCCAGTCGGTTTCAAGTTAAAACTTGAAAGATTTTCCGGGGTAGATTTTTTCTGTCAAGCAGTAAATCTTCCTGATGTAGAGATGCCCTTTACAGAAGTACAGACAAGATTTAGGGGAGTTCCTATCATTGCAGGTGGGGGTGTTACTTATGGCAATCTTCAACTTCGTTTTATTTTGGACGAAGATATGGCAAACTACACTTCAATATGGAACTGGATTCGAGATAATGGTAATGCAGAATCTGGTGGGGAAGTAGAAGGTCTTGGTTATTCTGGTGGTCAATTAGAAATTCACACTTCAAGTCACAACATAAACTTTGTTATTGATTTTGAAAAAATCTTTCCAATATCTCTGACAGAGTTAGTGTTCGACGCTTCATCACAGGACATTGATTTCTTTACTGCTAACGTAACTTTCAAGTATACTCGGTATACTATTCGTGATAAAAACTTCAGGATTATATGAACTTTGACAAACTAAATCAACGCTTCTCTAAAATTAGAGAAGAGTGGCAACAAGATACGCAAATCGATTTCCAGTTTAAAAACAAAGAGTATTCAGAAGATCTCGCAAGACTCGCATTGGAGATTCCATTTCAACATAACAAGTATTTAAATTACTATACAGATCTTTCACAGATTAAAACTTCTTTAGAGTTTGAAGTTCGTAGAATGGTGAAAGAAAAAAGAGAATACTATGGTGGAGAAGCAGAAGCAAAAGTTTATGCAGAGAAACCATTTGGTGCTTCTATCAAGACCGCAGAAAAAATGAAGGTCTATATGGAAGCGGACAACGATATTATTAACATTGAAGCTAAAGTAAAATTTATCGATCAGATGTTATATTTTCTTGAGCAAGTTATGAGACAAGTTTCCAACAGGGGATTTCAGATTAAAAGCGCCATTGAATGGGAAAAATTTATTAACGGGAGTGCGTGATGTCTAACCTCATCACTGTCAAGAAAAAGAATGAAGTTTATCTTACGGTTACTTGTGAACCACATGCTCATAGGGAGTTGGCAGATTACTTTTCATTTGAATTGCCAGAAGCAAAATTTCTAAAACGTCAACCAAAATTTAGATATTGGGACGGAAGAATTCATTTGTACTCTCCGGGTACAGGAGATCTTTACAATGGTTTGTTACCACATCTAAAACTTTGGTGTACAGAAAGAAAGTATAGATTGTCTTATGAGAAGAATGATTGGTACGGGACTCCAGAAGAAGTTAATGAATTAGTTTCTCCTGGTGGTGTCAAAGTTTATATGGATAAAATTTGTAAGTATCCTCCAAGAGACTATCAATACGCTACTGTATACAAAGCATTAAAATATAATA